TTTAATAATTAAATTTCAATTTAGTTTAATAAAATGATAATCTGCATCTGCATGACTTGATAATGCAAATTTTGGTGTTACAAGTTTGAACCCGAGACTTTCAATAAATGGAACCGAAGTGTCACACAGTTGAGCTCCAATATTGTATTGAATGTGTTGTAATTCTACAACTAAGTGTTTAACATGTCTGAGAACGTTGGTTGCTCCCTTTAAAATATCAACTTCACATCCTTGAACATCAATCTTAATCAAGTCTGGCATTGGTAGGTTATTTTTTGCTTGTGCAGTATCTAATGTAATTGTTTTACGTACAAACTGATTTGATGGATTGGCAAACAAAGCATTAGCCACAGAACTATGTTGAGGATTTTCCATATAATAAGAATTTCCTCCTGGAAATGTAACATTTTTGTAAAATTTAACTTCTTTGTCATCTACGTCACTAAAAACTCCAATACAATAACGATGATTTGTTTCTGTAAACAATTCTTCTGACTCTTCCATTGCTTCAAATAAAACATATTCTGAGTTTGGCCAAACTCTCTTAGCCATAGTTGTCCAATAAAGAACACAAGCTCCCACATCCCAAATTACTAGGGGTGTAAATCCATATTTGTCTCTTAGTTTGATAAGATACTGTTCTTGAGCAAGAATCGAATCGTGATTGTCTTTAGAAATATCTTTTAGGCGGGGATAAGTTTCAGAATAAAGACGCTTTAGCTCAAAATGATTGATAAATTTTGGACTGCCGTGGTTCCAACCATTATCATGAACAAAAACTGGTTTTGCTCCTGTAAGTTTTGATACGAGTCTTTGTTCTGAGTTCATGTAAAACTCATCCGGAGAACGTTTGAATGTGTTGACAACAAAAACAGTATTATAATCAAGCTTGATAAGAGGGGTATGTTTAGCTGTATAATGCCAAGTATAGATTGCTTGGTCGTTCATAAAGTCTCTGATATTTTTAGAAAGAATATTATCTTCCATGCTTTGAAGCATCTCAATAAACTTGGTTCTTTTTGCTAATACCATTCCGGAATTGAGATAAAATTCATTAGCAGCATCGAAACCTGAGTAATCTGTAAAACCAGGCCAGTTACGCTTACGTTCTAAGCCAGGCCATTGGTTTTTTTCCGCTCCAACAACAACATTGTTCTCCAAATCAAAAACCTGTGGAAGATGATCGATGTTGCCTAAACAAGTAACACCATTTGCATCAGAGAAAATGATATAATCTGCTTCTACTTGTTTTAGTTTTTCTTTTAAAAGTGTAATTTTGTAAAGGATGTAATCGCTTTCTAAATCAAATCTTCTATAGTATTCTCCTTCTTGTTGATGGTAATCTGTTCTATTAAAATGAAAATGGATTAAATCTTTATGAGGATTAAATTTTTTGAAGGAACGGTAGAGCGATGTTTTTTTGATATCAAAACTATCACTATGATTCCAGGTAACAGTTACTAATTTTATGTCCATATTATAAATTTTGTTGAATTTTATTATACTATGTTTTGATTGTACTATAAAACAAAAACGATTCAACTAACCCGTTGTTTTTAATAATTAAATTTCAATTCACTTTAATAAATACTATTAATAATAATATAAAAAATGTTTTTATATTTGATCGTATGTTTTGTTTTTATTAAGATGCGGTAATTCTTGATTTGGCACTCGAACATTTAAAAAATCACAAAATGGTTTCCATCCTTCTTTGAAATTATAAGATAATATTTCTTTATTATTTTTATTTATTATATCAAAAACTGTGTTTTTGTGATTTTGAAAAACATCATTTGAATTTTCTTCTGTTAATTCAACTCCACCAAATGCGTCATTGTATGATAATATATTAAACGGAATCGGACCTTTTTCGGTTCTTGAATGTGTCAAATAGTAATAATATAAATTTACACGTTTCCAAGAATCAAATACCTCTTTAAAATCTCTTTCGATAAATATGAATTTGGCATTAATATCTTCAAATGCACATATTTCTTTTATTATTTTTGGACAAAAAATTGGAGTGTCTGAAAAAAAATTGAATTCATTTTCTTTTATTCTACTATAGTACACTTCATCAGGAATATGTTTTGGATTGAGTCCACATATTTTTGCCATTTTACATATTGTGGTAGTTCCGGTTCTAGGCAAAGACACCACAAAAAATTTTGTTTCAATCATATTATGTAATAGATCTTTTTATTCGGTCACACCACCCCTTGGACTCACTATGCGGCCAAACCACCCAATATTTTGGTTTTTTTTCGGTCTGAAACTCTCTCCATATCTTACAATAATTGTCTGGATCATTCATTAACCTTTTTATCTCCGATTTATCAGCGTCTTTTCTATACAAAGTTTGATCATTTTCGTCATGAAATGCGACTACCCAAAAATCATAATCTTTTTCCGGAACCTGATGGTATGTCAGATCTATACAATATTTAAATATTTTTAGAAGAGATTTTTCCCAATCATCCACCGGAGGGTTGGGTGGATTTTTTCCGTCTATTGTATATTTTTGAATTGACCTATTTTTAAAACTCAATCCAGAATATTTTTCATAATCATGAAGAGTTCTTTTTGTTCCAAAACCATAAATGCCAAATTCTATATCTTGAATTTCGTCGTCCATTCCAAACAATTTTCTATTTCTCAGATGTGATTTTTTATTTTTTTCCCCCCATGTTTTATCATCGTCCCACTGTTTGGTTCTGCCTTTGCGAGTATATTCGTGCCAACACAACACTTTGTGTGGGTGAAATAAATCGTATCCGTGTGTATATGATCTAACTGCCAAATTTATTTCTTCACCATGAAAATAATAATTTTCATCATAAGGAACTTCCAAATTCCATTTTCCAAGAGTAAATACAAAATGTGCAGATAAAAATCTTGCGGGAATTGGCAACAATAGTTTTTCATGATTTTCTATTGCAGATGGCATAAAGAAAACCGCTCCCTCTGGAATAAATCTATCAAAATTCATTTTCCAAGGAACTTCGGTTTTACCATCAGGATATGTTTCTGGATTAAAAGCAGACACATATCCTGTCAATAATGGTTTTTCATAACCAAGGTCTTGCAGTTGTTTTATCATTGATATACATTCTTCATCCCAATTTTTTATAAATCGATGGTGAGAATCCAAACAAAGAGTATAATCTTCATTTTTATAATATTTTTGTTGTTTGCTTCTTGCCCAACAAGCTCCCAATGATTGTTGGTGTGGTATATCTATAATTTCAATATTGTCATATTTTTTTAATTCGTCTATATTTTCTTCATCACCGTGTTGCCAAGCGATGACTATTTTAATGTTTTGTGGATATTTTGCTGTTTCCAACAAGTTTTTTACTGTGGGAATTAATTGTGGATCTCGATACGAGGCTATTTGTACAAAAATTGTATTATTCATAACTTATTTGATAATTATGTATTAATACTCTAAATTTGTCAATTTTTTTGATTGGTTGATATTTAATTATAGACTTAATGATTGCATATATAAATAACGAAAACTTTGGATATTGTGTAGCATCCTATGGATATCACGGCGCAATTGGTAATCCCAACTCTTTTAGATGGGGACAGTCCAATACAGCTTCTTATGAAGCAGAAGGCAATTCTCAGATTATATTATTTTCTGGAACCTTTCCGACCAATGGAACGCCAATAACAGGCTCATCTACATATCAAAAAAATAATCCGTCTAAAGCATTTTTGGCATTTGATACACGGAAGGGACAAGATGCAAACATTCCTCTTGCTTACGGCGGTTGGATAGAAAAAAATTTGACTTCGGAGTCATATATAGGTTTTCAATTTTCTTCTCCACAAATAGTCAGACAATATAGAATTTATAGTTATATTGATAATGAAAATTCTGTTTATGCATATCCAATAAGTTGGGTGTTGGAAGCTAGCAACGACGGAATATCATATGATATCTTGGATACCAAAATTGGTTATACTGAGCCATATGAATATCAATCAATAGTATTGGAAAATTCCAGTTCATATTCCTATTATAGAATACGAGATTTACAATCGTCTGCTATAACTCATTCTGCAAATCAACCAGCAGGAAATTATTATTATTTTGGTTTGAGCGAATTGGAATTTTATGCGTCTTCATCAGCAATAGTCATAAAAGATTATTATCCAAAAACAGGATCGGTAGATTTGTTTGAATACAACAAATCAAGTGATTCTCATGATTATCTGTTGAGTCTCACAAAACCATATGATAAAGATCTTGAAGTTTTGTTGGGAGCAGAAACAGGAAGCAATATCAACTTCAGAGATCCTCTACAAACTGAAAGTTCAAGTTTTTATGATTGGTATACTTCAAGTTTTATAGACAAAGACCTGAGATTGGATTCCAAACCATTTATTAAAATTTATGAGGACGATTATGGACATTCGGTTGATATTCATAAAAATTTACTCGTAATAGGATGTCGTTATTACAAATTTGATTATATAGATACTACCTTTTCTTCATCATTTAGCGGTTCGTGCGTTGACATTTTTGATTGGAACAAATTGATATATAATCCAAATGTTACGCCGCCGACTTTGACAAAAGAACCAGGATTTTATGTAACTTCCATAACCGCTTCTGCTATAGATACCACAACAAGCTCTTTTGGAAATTCCGTATCTATAAATGACGAATGGTTGGCTATTGGTTCCAATCATTTTAACAATAAACGTGGTGCGGTTCACTTATACAGAAGAGACAATATTGACTCAGGATCTTCTTGGAATTATTTTACAACTTTAACAGGAAGTAATACAATCGATGGAGATGAATTTGGATTTAGTTTGGAACTGAATAAAGCATCAGGTTCATATAGTGGAAGTTTAATAATAGGAACCAACAGAGCCAGCGATTCAAACGTTTATATCTATAGATATTATGATTTGCCAGGAGGAGCTATTTGGAGAGAAGATCAAATTTTACAAGCTGACAGAACACTTTTGCCACTTACATTTATAAATTATTATCCGGTACTTGTAAATGAGTCATATACCAGCGATAAATATGGCCATTCGGTAGCAATTTGGAAAGATACTGCTGTTGTGGGTGCGCCTTATGATAGGCAAATTTTCGAATTTCCAAATTCTAGATTATACGAACAGGGAGCTGTTTATATCTATGAGTCATGTAAAAATTTTATAGTTCCCGGTTCAACTACCACATCATCCTATTTTGATTTGGTATACAAAACCAACGGAAATAAAGATATATTAAAAAATAACAAACTTGGTCATTCTGTTGATATTTGGGAAAATAATGTTGTCGCAACTTCACCAAAAATAAATTCCGAATATCTTTCTTCTTGTTTTGTAAAAGACAGCTTGTTTCAAAAACATTATTGTTCAGCAGATTTGGAAAATTCATTGGTTGGACAGTGGGCACTTATACAAAAGCCTACCGGATCAATAAACACAGACTGGAATCTGACAAAAATTTATCAGATCAAAAAGAACTATTTGTCTCCATACAGATATTTGGGATTTGACAGTTCCATTTCAGAACAATTTATTTTTATAGGTTCGCCTATGAAAATGTATGATGACAATAGGATTTTTGATATAACTTATTTATTGTCGTTGGAATCATCAAGTTTTATTTCAAAGAGTTTGGACGATTTATCCGGTAATGCTCACATTTATAATCTTAAAAATCTAAAACCAAATTTTTATGTCGGAAATGCTTTTTACAGAAATGGAAAACTTGTAATAAATACATCTGGATCATTATTTGATGGCTTATATTTTTCAGATGCCGAACCGGAAACATACGAATATGCCTTAACATATGAAAACAAACAAACCATCCATGAAAAACAAATTATATGTAAAGTGGAGCCGGGAGAATTCAATTTTAGTACAAATCCAAGTTCATTGGTATATGATATGCCGTTGTTGGACATAAATAAAAATAAAAAGTTTGATTTTCAAGATTTGGATATATTGTTGCGATATATGCAATTTAAAATATCATATTTTTCATCAGCACCAACAACAAATTGGAGTCAATCTTTAATAAATCAGGATGATGAAATAAGTTACTATCAATTTTATTCTCAAAACATATACGGTACAGATCATCTTTATAGTTCAAGTTATAATTACATTGATACCAATCTATTGTCTTATTTAGATTTTAATAGAGACAACAAAATAGATACCAACGATATGAATATATTGTGGAAATATTATACAAACAGATTGACTCAAAAAAATTATGAGACTTATATAACACCCAATTCCGAAATGAAATTGTTTAGTGATATAATTGATCGCATGAATTCTCTGACTTTGAAGAATCAGTTACCGACAATAAATGAAGAATTTTTCAAATATGAAAAACTATCAAATGCTGATAAAACTGGCTCTTATTTATCACCTTTTGTCACAACCATTGGATTATATTCTAATTTGGATTTGGTTGGTGTTGCCAAATTTGGAACACCAATAAAACTGACTCCACACTTTCCATATAATTTTGTGATAAAAATGGATTTCTAATACTATTTATAATTATAACAAAGTAAATTTATAATATTATGGCTGAAACATCAATTGATAGACCGTCTCTAAACACAAATTTAGAAAATAGATACAATACACAACGTGTTGGGGGTGCATTTGACGCAAAATCCATCATGAATGACGGTGGAAGTCAACCCCTTATAAATAGTTCTCAGGAAGCAGAATTCACAAAACCAGGATTTCAAACCAAACTTCCACACGGAACATCTCAATTTAAAAACGATGGCCTTGGTCTATCCAAATATGTAAAAGGACTAGATACACGTCGTTATAAAGGATAATTCTTTATAATAGATTTATTTAATAAGTTCTTTATAGTTATTTGATATGACTATATTAGGATTAGACAGTTCTACCACAACCACCGGATGGGCTATTTCCGAAGACGGCATCATAATAAAAGGTGGATTTGTAGACACATCCAAGTTAAATACCAATAAAGAAAAGTCTTTTTGTGTCATTGATGTTATAAATGGGCTACCAGAACTCCAAAAAATTAATCATATTAACTTAGAAGCATCTCTTAGTGGATTCTCTATGGGATTCACTTCACAACAAGTTGTGATATTGTTATCACGTTTTAACGCTGTTTTTGAATATATCATTTCTGAACATTGGAAAAAGCCGGTAAATCTCATAAATGTCAATACCGCACGTAAAAAGGTTTTGGGTCATGCCAGAATAAAAGGCATGAAAAACAAAGAAATGGTAAAGTCTCTGTTACCAAATGTGGTAAAAGACATACATAAATTTGATATAAAAAACAAAAAAGGAAATGTTGACAAAAGAGTGGATGATATGTGGGATGCTATGGTAATGGCACTATATTAAAATTATGTTAAAAAATATAAAAATAAATTGTGACAGATGTGGTCTTTGTATAAATGGTTATTTTTATATAGATAGTGATTTTCCGAGCCGTTCTTATACAACAGGATACTATGATGTTTCAAGTGGATATTGGAGGAATTTTGCCAGAGAAAACGAAAAAATCGTTTGTGATGGATGCATGATTTCATCTGAAGAATATAAAAAGATGCATGGTTAAAATATAAAATATTTACTTTGATTCTTTTTAGTATACCATATTTTAACGATGGTATCTCAAAATATTATAATAAATCTTTTAAACAGAGTTTTAAGGCAATCTGCCAAAATCAGAAAAGAAACTCAGTTATTATATCATTGTCCAACATGTAAACATTCAAAAAGAAAATTGGAAATATCTGTCGATGAATCTAATTTTGGATATTATCACTGTTGGGTATGCAATTTTGGCGGAAAGTCTTTCAGAACTCTTTTTAAAAAATTAAATGCTACAGAAGAACAATTTCAAGAATTGTACAGTATAACAAAAGATTCAAAGAGTTCAAATTTTGTCGTAGACAAGACAAAAACAAAACAATTTTTAAGATTGCCAGACGAATTTAAATCCATTTTGGCTTCAACCAATTCTCCAGAATATAAAAATGCTCTTCACTATCTGAGACAAAGAAAATTGACAGATATTGATTTTATAAGATACAATATAGGATATTGTGAGTCTGGAGAATATCAAAATAGAATAATAGTTCCGTCTTATGATGCTCAGGGCGATTTGAATTTCTTCTGTGGAAGAGATTATTACGGCACATCACATTTATCATATAAATTACCGCCTTGGTCAAAAAATATAATTGGATTTGAAAGTTTTATAAATTGGTCTGAACCAGTCACTTTGGTGGAAGGGGTTTTTGATGCAATTGCTGTCAGAAACAATTCAATTCCGCTTTTTGGAAAAATTCTATCAAATAAATTAAAAGAAGCCTTGATAGATAATAAAGTTAAAAGAGTAAATGTTTTGTTGGATAATGATGCTATCAGAGAATCGTTAAAAATTTATGAATATCTCACAAAGCAGGGAATTGATGTTCATTTAATAAAACTTGTGGACAAAGATCCTTCTGTGTTAGGCTTTAATAAAACGGACGAACTGATTAAGAGTTCTGTCAAAATGAACTTTGGAAATTTTATATTAAATAAATTGTATGAGTGAAAAAGAATTTAAAAAATGGTTGGGTATTGGAGAAATATTAGAAGAATATTACTCTCCATTTTCTTCGTATTATAAAGATACTTATAGAGGTTTTGAATTTGATATGCCTATTAAGGGAAAGATTTTGAAGGTTTTGAAGGATTGTAATATATATGAAGTTCGTGCCACCGAATCTATTGAATGGCATCTGGGACATTGTGAAAGAATATATGATTATAAAACTCCAACGATAATCCAATACGGATATCAATTAACTTTTGATTTTTAATATGAAATTTATAAAACAATTATTTTGTTTTCATTCTGAATGGGAAAAGTCTGTATTATGGAAAAATAGTCCTTGGTGGACATTGTATGGATATCAAGAATATCGATGTAAAAAATGTGATAAAAGAAAATTATTCATGGAAAAATAAAAAATTATAAATTATTATGGGAATTGAAGTATTAAAATCAAAAATTAAAAATTTTACGCATATTGTCCATGTAGCCGATGTACATATTCGGTTGTTGAAACGTAATGATGAATATCGTGAAGTTTTTGAAAAATTATACAAAGAAGTAGAAAAGACTCCAAAAGAAACTCTTGTGTGTTTGTTGGGGGATATATTTCATAATAAATCCGATTTGTCTCCTGAGAGTGTTCAGTTGGCAAAAGATTTTTTCAAACAACTTGCTGATAGAAGACCTGTTGTTTTGATTGCTGGCAACCATGACACTACTCTTGCAAACAAAAATAGATTAGACAGTTTGACTCCTGTTGTTGAGACATTGAATCACGATAATCTATATTATTTGAAACACACAGGATTATACGGATTAAGCAACATATTGTTCAACAATATGAGTGTATTTGATTCAGTTGATAAATATATCAAATATGAGGATATTCCTGATGTTTACAAAAACCAATATGAACATCATATTGCACTTTTTCATGGTCCTGTTGACAATGCTTTGACTGATATTGGATATAAAGTTTCAAATAAATCCATTAAAACTTCACTGTTTGACGGTCATAAAATTGTGTTATTAGGCGACATTCATATGTTGCAAGATTTGCAACATTATGATAAACAAGAACAAAAACCAATTATACACTTTGCGGGTTCGTTGATTCAACAAAACCACGGTGAAGATTTGAAAAATCACGGATTTAGTCTGTGGGATTTAAACAAAGTGGAATACACTCACTTTGATATTTTAAACGATTATGGTTTTTTCACCGTGGAGTTGGACAAAGGAAATTTGGTAACTGATATCACCAATATTCCAAAAAAAGCCAGATTGAGAGTAAAGTGTTTTGAAACGGTGGCGACTGAAGTAAAAGCGGTCTTGGCTCATATAAGAAAACACTCTGATGTTACAGAGGTCACTTATGTGAGATTGGATTCTCCTGATGATAAATCCAAGTTGTCAATAAATTCTAATATACAACTGGGCGATTTGAGTAATGTTTCATATCAAAACAAATTGATTAAAGAATATTTAAAGTCAGTTTTGAAGATTGAGGACAATTCTATAATAGACTGTGTAATAAAATTGAATGAAGAGGTAAATGCGGCATTGCCAAAAGAAGACACGTCCAAGAATATAAGATGGAAACCGAAAAGATTTGAGTTCGAAAACATGTTCAGTTATGGTGAAGAAAATGTTATAGATTTCTCCAAATTAAAAGATGTGGTTGGATTGTTTGCAAATAACGCATCAGGAAAATCGAGCATACTTTCAGCTTTGATGTTTTGTATATTTGACAAATGTGATAGGGCGTTCAAAGCGAGTCATGTTTTAAATACACAAAAGGTTAGTTTCTCCTGCAAATTCAATTTTGAAATAAATGGTGTAGATTACTTTATAAAAAGAAAAGGTCTTGCCGATAAAAAGGGAAATGTAAAAGTTGATGTCGAATTTTGGAAACAAGAAAATGGAAAAACAATTCAACTAAACAGTGAAGACAGGCGTTCCACAAATGATATTATAAGAGATTATCTGGGGAGCTATGAAGATTTTATTCTAACTACCATGTCTATTCAAAATGTAAAAAATGTGGCTTCTTTTATTGATATGGGTCACACTGAGAGGAAAGATTTGTTGGCTCAGTTTATGGGACTTACTATTTTTGACAAAATTTATAATTATTCCAACGAAAAATACAAAGAATATTCTATTTTGTTAAAAAATTATAAAAACGATGATTTTACTAAAAAATTATTAGAAACTTCAAATGGATTGACCGCTTTTAATTCAAAATATAACGAAGAAGTTGAATCATTGAAAAATATTTCTGAACAAAGAGAAATCTTACAAAATTCTATTCTGGAAGAAACAAAAAAATTGCTAAAGCTGGAGTTGGATGTTGATGGAGATTTTGATGTAGATGAATCTTTTTCACAAAAAGAAAAACTTAAAAAATCAATAATCGAATTGAATGAAGAATTAAAAAAAGAGGTGGAACAATGTGATTTATATTCGAAAAAAATAACAGAGGTTGAATCGGTTTTGGCCGAAATTGAAAAGAAAAATGTCGATGAAACGTTCAAGTTGTACAAATCCATAGAAAAAGAGTTCAACGAAATTAATTTTAAAATTGATTTAAAAAAGAGTGATGTTAAAAATAAATTAGATAAATTGGACAAGTTAAAAGAACATGAGTATGACCCAAATTGTTCATTTTGTGTAAATAATATTTTTGTAAAAGATGCCGTAAAAACCAGAGAAGAACTATTAAAAGATAAAGAAGATGCTGACAAATTGTTGAACTCAAAAATAACAATTCAACATAAAATGGAAGAATTGTCCTGGGTTGTTGAGGAACACAATAACAAAAGTTCCATATTGTCGTCTTTAAATTCTTTAAAAAATTCTTTATCAACATCAATAAATTCAAAAAATAAAACAAAAGAATCTATAGAATTTTCTGTTAAAAAAGTTGAATCTATTGAAAAGGATATAGATATATACAATAAAAATAAAGAAGCTATAAAGAAAAATAAGGATATAGAATCTGAAATTCAGTCGTTAAAATCAAAATTATCATCTATAGATTATCAATCAAAGATAAAGAATAAAAACATCTTGGAGTTGAATAGCAAATTAACTTTGTTAAGAGATTCTATAGAAAAAATAAAAGAAAAAGTCGAGGCTGCTAAAAAGTTGGAGGGACTTTATGTTTGTTATGAAAAATACATACAATGTGTGTGTCGTGATGGTATTCCTTATGAAGTCATATCCAATACACTTCCTGAGATAGAAAAAGAAGTGAATAACATCTTACATCAAATCGTAGATTTTAATATTTCAATGGAGACTGATGGCAAAAATGTAGTTTCTTATATAGTATATGACAACAAAAAATGGCCTTTAGAATTGTCTAGCGGAATGGAAAAATTTATATCATCATTAGCTATAAGAGTGGCACTGATAAATGTCTCAAATTTGCCAAGACCCAATTTTATATGTATAGATGAAGGTTGGGGAGTTTTGGATTCTGACAACGTTTCTTCTGTAAAAATGTTGTTGGACTTCCTTAAACACAATTTTGATTTTGTGTTGACAATATCTCATTTGGATTCTTTAAAAGATATGGTGGATAACAGACTTGAAATACAAAGAGAAAAAGGATTTTCCAAAGTTAATTTTGAATAAAATTCAAAAAATTCATATTTATTTGTAAATATATTGGTGATATGAATTTATTGAACAACCCAAATAAAGCAGGACAAAACTTAGGTTTATTATATAAAACCGCAGATATTGAAGATTCTTCATATTTATCAAAGTTTTTTGTTTTAACGGAATTTAATACAATATTTACTGCCGGAAAAAATTCAGTATCCTTTGCTGGATCATCGTTTTTAAATGAGTCAAAACAGATATTAATTGAATGTTACGATTCCAACAATCAATCTCTTTATATAGAATTGGCAAACTCTAATAATAAAATATATAAAGAATCCACCACCCAAGTAGCTTCGATTCATGTGTACAATGATACCTATAATGGTATAGGAAAATTGGTATTTTACGGTTATACAAAAAAAGGTTTATCAGTAAAATGGACATCCAATATATTGATAGATAAAACAAAAAAGAATGTATCGACGGTAAGATTTTATAAAAAACCAACACTAGAAATAAATCCTTTTCAAAGTCCATTATTATCAGACACTTTTGAATTGGTCAAAACTATAGAAATTTCTTCTTCTTTTTATGGAAAATCCGTAGTGCCCGAATCAAAGACATCAAAAGACAACATAAAAAACATAGATATAGATTATCGTATTATAGCAAATTCTCTCAACACATCCACGGATTCTGGCTCTTTTAATTTTCAAAATGAAGGATTTCCAATAACACTGAGAACCATTGATGTTCAATCTCCCATAAACAACAAACCAACAAGAAATATATCGGAATTTCAGACAAGTGTTAAAGAAGTTGTTAATAACAAAACTTTAAAAATTTCTGAGCCGTACTTTTTCTCTGATAAAAATAACAAAGATTTAACAACGGATATTTTATCTGGATCTTTTTATATAAAATATCCATATGTTGTTTATAATACATCTTCAACTAAATATCTTACGATAAAAGATACAAACAATGCCGATCAAATTTTAAAACAATCTTATGCCGAAATAATTTATAGAGACATAAAAACTTTCTCAGGATATATTGCTAGACACAAAATTTATAGAAAGAGTTTGTTTTCCACAGGAGAATTTGAAATAATTGCTGATGAACCACTATCATCACAAGAACTATTATCAGACAGCTTAACTTTGAATAGATTTTATTCGTCAATTGGAAAATTTTATAACAAATTTCATATAGAAAAATATTGGTTTTCAAGCTCCAACAATTTTTATTTTAATCATAATTCTGATGTAAAGTTGAACAGCATGGATATAAAAACCATTAGTGGATATTATGGAGATTTTACAAATCAATATATTATTGCAAAAAACGATTCAGTTTCATCGAACAGAGACGCTGGTTATGTTCCGTTCAATCAAAATGAATATGCATTAAATTCTGGATCATCATACGATTCAAATTTTATAGAACTCAAAAAGGATGTTATTTATATATTTTCTGTGGATGTCATTTCTGTCGGAAAAAATCCTGTCAATGATAAATCCGATGTTTCTTTTTACTTTACAAGTTCATTGGAGGGAGCAAAAACAGATATAAATTTTAATCCTTTGCTTGGAGTAAAATTGGCAAAAATAGATTTTCATGAAAGCTTCTCTTCTAAATCCATATTAAAAACATATACATTTTTTGTTACTGTATCCAGCGATTTGTATGGCACTGTTGTTATAAGGCCGAACAAGTGTGCCATTTCTTTGGCCAATATATCTTTAAAACCGTATGGTGATGATGGTTTTTCGCCCGATATTCTTGTTACAAAAATTCCGTTTCCTATAAGGACACCAAACGAAACTTTTGAGATAAAATCTGAATTGTTCGATTTGAATTCCAATCTTGTATATTCCGATTTAAAAACAATAAAATCCTTTGATCCATCAGGAAGCACATTAAATTTATATATGCCAGGATATTCACCAAATTCAGGAGATATAAAAGCTTTAAACTTATATGTAAATGAAAATCTTTTTGTATCAGCTTCTAATTTCAATCTAATAAATTTGCCGATTGTAACAACGCCTGATTATTATTTGTGTTTGGGTCTTGACGGAAGAGTATGTAAAAAGAAGTATCCGTAAATTTATCTTCTGATAAGAAAAAGTCTTTTGCAATAGAATATGATAATACTAAGGGCAGAAGAATATATTTGTAATTTAATATATATTTATATACATGAACAAACTATCGACAATTTTATTCAATTCTTTAAAAGATGAAATAGATCAAAAAATTAAACACATCTTTGAAGGCGGAGCTTGGGGACACTTATCTCATCCATTTGAAGATGAAAATCTTACGTTTCAAGATTTAAAAGACATAATCACAGACTCTCTTTCTGGAAAATTAGTTGCTTTTGAGAAAACTGATGGACAACAATTGTCTTTTTCTTGGAAAAATGGAAGATTGGTTTGTGCTAGAAACAAAGGACATCTTAAAAATAAAGGTGCAAATGCTTTGAACAAAGAACAATTAAAAACGATGTTTAGTGATAGGCCTGAAAATGTTAGAGATGCTTTTTCAAAAGCGGTGGACGATTTGGACTCTGCTTTGTCAAAAATTGATGAAAATATTTTGAATAAAATTTTCCAAGAAGGAAGCAGATTTATGAGTGTCGAAGTTATTTTGCCTAGCACAAAAAATGTCATTCCATATGGATTAAATCTATTGGTATTTCACGGAACCCTTGAATATGATGCAGAAGGAATTCCGATCGGAGTTGGAATGGAAAATTCAGGAAAGTTTTTATCAGATATAATAAAATCTATAAATGCTGATATACAAAAAACTTTTGTTTTGAGAGGGCCGAATCGTATAGTTTTTAACAAAATGAAAGATTTTAAAATCAAAAAACAACAGTATATAGATGAATTGAATTCAATAAAACAAAATTTAAAATTTTCTGATAAGGTTGTAAAATTATACATTCAAAAATGGACACATTTGATAATAGAAATGGCTGGCCGATTTGACTATGATATAGAAGACGAATTACTTAAAGATTTGATTGATAGGTGGGCTTTGCAAAACAAAACGAAAACCATATCAAAAATTATAAAATCTACATCAAATGAAAAATTTGCAGAGTGGATTAAAAATTTTGATAAAACAGATTCATTCATAACACACAAAAAGTTTGTAGAACCGATTGAGATTTTGTTTTTGAAATTGGGCGCAGATATATTGTCAAACGCTTCTGGATTTTTATCAACAAATCATACAGAAGCTGCACAAAAAATTGCGCAAGAAGTAAAACAGGCTAGCGAAGAGATAAAAAATTCAAAAGATCCAAAAGACATAAAGAAATTAGAATTTGAATTGGAAAGAATCTCTAAAATTGGAGGAACAGAAAAACTGTCAGGAACAGAAGGAGTTACTTTCTATAAAAATGGAAACATATATAAGTTAACTGGATTGTTTGCTCCAATCGGGCAGATTTTAGGTATTATAAAATATAAAAAATAACCGGACCAAATAATCCTGTTATTTTGATTTTTTATCATACTTATGAATGATATGTATATAAACTGATAAATCCTAGAGATAATAAATAAGGAATAAGTTATGGCAAAAAGAAGATGGAAAATGACGGATATTAAATCTGTAGTTGATGGAGAAAATCCATTTATTCAAGTTGGTTATGTTGGTCTTCCTGAGAAAAAAAGAAAAATTGGTGAAGAATGGGTTGACAAAGACGGCATTACTTGGAAACAAGAAAAAAATACAAAAACTAGAATATCACACGGGATTTCATCAGTTAGAGATTCTTTAAAACAATTTTGTTCAAAATGTGGCCAAGATATACGTTGGGGTAATAGATATGACGAAAAAATGTTTTTGAAAACAGGCAAATGTTATAATTGTGTGATAGAAGACGATACATCTAAAATGTTGAACGGATCATTTGCACATTACGATAGATTAAAAATTTTAGAAAACAAATATTCTTTGGCAAAAGAATTCAAAATAAAATTAAAAGAAACAATTGACTATCTAACATCATATGATGGAAAATTAAAATATCATAATGCCGAAACAAATTCTGAAGAAGTTTGGTTGGATCAAAACAAAGATTTTCTATTGGAAGAAGCTACTAAAGATTTACAAAAAACAGAAGAATTGATAGTTGAATTATCCGCCGAAATTGAATCTTTAAAAGACAATCTTGGTGATACAAAAAAATAACATGTCAGAAGATGTAAAAGTAAATTTACGTGATGTAATAAAAAACGAATATCAAAAATGTTTTTTGGATCCTGTGTATTTTATGAAAAAATACATAAAAATCCAACACCCTCACAGAGGAACGATTCCGTTAGATCCATATGAATTTCAAAAAAACGCTTTAGAGTTTTTTTCCGATAACAGATTCACTTTGATATTAAAATCTAGACAGATGGGAATCACAACTCTTATTTCTGCATATGCTTTATGGTTGATGATTTTCAACAATGATAAAAATGTTTTGGTTATTTCCATCAAACAAGAAGTTTCAAAAGAAATAATCACAAAAGTCAGATTTGCGAATGATAGACTTCCAAGTTGGTTGAAGAAAAAAGAAATTGAAAATAATAGACTATCTTTGAGATTGGACAATGGTTCTGCTATTTCTGCAACATCTGCAGCTTCAGATGCTGGTCGTTCAAAAGCTTTGAGTTTGTTGGTTTTGGATGAGGCGGCATTTATTGATCAGGCAGATGAAATATGGACATCCGCATACAATACACTTTCTACAGGAGGAAGAGCCATTGTACTATCTACCCCGAACGGCGTGGGAAATTGGTTTCATCAAAAATGGGTCGAAGCCGAAAAGAAAAAGAACGATTTCAAAACATTAAAACTTCCTTGGAATTTACAACCAGAAAGAGATAATAATTGGCGTGCTGAACAAACAAAACAACTTGGTGTCAACGGAGCAAATCAAGAGTGCGACTGTAACTTTTTATCATCAGGAACAAATGTAGTTGACTTGAACATATTAAAAGATTATGAAGATAATAATGTCAAAGAACCTATAGAAATGCGTAGAGGCAATTCTTTGTGGATATTTGATTATCCTGATCAATCCAAAGATTACATAATATGTGCGGATGTTGCTAGAGGAGACGGCAGCGATTATTCTACCGCACATGTGTTGGATATTGATACGTTGACTCAGGTTGCTGAATTTCAAGATCAAATACCTACCAAAGATTTTGGAGATTTATTGGTTTCTCTGTCAACAGAATACAATGATGGGTTGCTTATAGTTGAAAGAGAAAATATAGGTTGGGCCGTTTTACAGCAGATTATTGATAGACAATATAAAAACACTTTTTACAGTTCGTTGGATTTAAAAATAGTTGAAGTGGAAAGACAGATGTCCAATAAATATTATTCGGAAGATAAAAAGGTTCTGCCTGGATTTGCCACTACTATGAAAACCAGACCACTTGTTATTTCAAAAATAGAATCTTATTTTAGAAACAAAGAAGTTGATATTCGTTCCATAAGAACAATAAATGAATTAAAGACTTTTATTTGGGACGGTGGTAAAGCACAAGCAGCAAAAAATTATAATGATGATTTGGTAATGTCGCTCGGAATTGGGTTGTGGGTCAGAGATACGGCTCTTAGATTAAGACAAGAAGGTATATTAATAACTAAAAATCTGATAGGAAAAATTCAAAAATCCGGCGATGTGGACATTTCTTCAAAAATATATACCCCAAAACAGATTTCTTCTGGTCATGAACAATGGAACATGAAGACTGGCAAAAGCGATGAGAGAGAAAAATTAGATTGGTTGTTATAATAATCAAATAATTACATATTTATAATTAGAATAATCTATATATTTTGTATATGGCAAATAATACTATTTTATCAAACAATAAAAACGACATCGTTGATGTCCGACAAAAATCTCTATATGCAAGATTAAAGAGACTATTTTCTACCGATGTTGTAGTCAGAAATACAGGTGGTAAAAAACTGAAAATAAAAGACACCGATGAGGTGATGTATGCCACCGACAGAAACAGTCTTAGAGATAGATTCAATAGAGTAAGATCAACCGCTTATAACGCTTATACTAGAGATTTTGCCATGGCCTATCAAGCGGCCAGAATGGATTTGTTCAGAGATTATGATTGCGTTGGGGCGGATACAATTGTCCCTCTGCCGGATGGATCAAGACCAACGATTAAAGAATTAGCAGAAAAATATAAAGACAATCCACAAGAACGTTTCTTGGTCTTTTCATATGATCACAAAACGGATTCTATAAAACTTGGAAATGCTTATCATCCAAGAAAAAAAGCAGGCGGACCACGAAAAGCTTGGAAAGTCATATTTGATAACGATCAATATGTTATAGGAAGTGCCGGACATCCATTTTTAATGAGAAACGGTGAATATAAAAAATTAGAAGATTTAAAAATTGGCGAATCAGTTATGCCTTTTTACCAAAAACTGTTTTATCCAAAAAAACATTATAGATTTTTGTATAATTTTTCTAAGGGTTGGCAAGCTGAACATAAAATAATAGCGGAACAATTTGATAGAAATGTTGAGTCCAATGAGGTTGTTCATCACAGAGATTTTAATAAAAGCAATAATCTTCCAAACAATCTTCAAATAATGGACAAACAAGAACATGCTTCGTATCATGCAAAATTGATTGGAGATAGATCAGGCAAAAAAAACCCTTTTTATGGAAAAAGTCATTCAAAAGAATCTAACAAAAAACGATCAGATACTTTAAAAACCATATTCAAGGACAGAAATATAAGTTTTAATAAGAACCCAAATTATAGAAAAGATATTTCTATTGATTTATTGTGTGAAGAAGCATCAGAATTTTATAAAGAAAATGGAAAACTGACATCTTGGGGATTGGTCAATAAAATAGGATGTGACTATTCTGTATTACAAAATAGATTAAAGAATAATAAATTAACATGGAGTTCTTTTAAACAAAACGTAACATCCACTCTAAATCATAAAATTAAATCCATCGAATATGTCGGAGAAATAGAAGTTTATGATGTCACTGTAGAAAAATATCAAAATTTTGCAACTGATAGTTGTTTCGTTCACAATACAATGGACATGGATCCAATAATAGCTTCCGCACTTGACATATATGCAGATGAGTGTTTTACCAAAAATGAAATGGGAAATATTCTAACAATTCACTCTTCAAACAATAATATAAAAGAAATACTAAACAATTTGTTTTACGAAATTCTTAATATAGAATATAATATTTGGTCTTGGACAAGAAATATGTGTAAATATGGTGATTTTTATCTCCGTTTATATATAAATCCCGAATACGGTGTGTATTTAGTGGAACCAATTTCTTCATACAACATTGAACGTATTGAAAATTCTGATCCATCCAATAAAAACTATGTAAAATTTCAAGTTAGACCGACAGATACCACTCAAGCCGAAAGCTTAGAATCATATGAAATTGCACATTTTAGATTACTTTCTGATTCCAACTTTTTACCTTATGGAAAAAGTGTGGTAGAAGGTGCACGTCGTGTTTGGAAACAACTTTCTTTGATGGAGGATGCTATGTTAATACATCGTATTATGCGTGCTCCTGACAAAAGAGTATTTAAAATAGACATTGGTAATATACCTCATAACGAAGTTGACGCTTTTATGGAAAAAATGATTTCCAAACTCAAGAAAGTTCCATATATTGATGAAAGAACCGGCGATTATAACTTGAGATTCAATCTTCAGAATATGACTGAGGATTTTATATTGCCTGTTCGTGGCAATGATAGTGGAACAAGTATAGAACCTCTTGGTGGCATGGAGTTTACAGGTATTGATGATATTGAATATCTCAGAAATAAAATGATGTCTGCTTTGAAAATACCAAAGGCTTTTTTGGGATATGAAGAAGGAATATCTGGAAAGGCCACATTGGCTTCAGAAGATGTTCGATTTGCCAGAACAATTCAAAGAGTTCAGAGATTTATTTTGTCGGAATTATCAAAAATTGCAGTGGTTCATTTGTATGCTCAGGGTTATAGAGATGCAAGTTTGGTTGATTTTAGTTTGGAATTGACAAACCCATCCACCATATTTGAAAAAGAAAAAATAGATATTTGGTCTGCAAAATCGGATGTTGCAAAATCTATGATGGAATATAAATTATTCTCCAAAACTTGGATTTATAAAAATATATTCAGTCTTTCTGACGATGACGAAATCAAACTGAACAATCAGATAATAGAAGATTCTAAACAAGGTTGGCGATTCAAACAAATAGAAGAAGAAGGAAATGATCCGGCAAAACCGTTTCAAAAAATAAATCCAAATGCTGATGAGAGCAGTTCAGGAAGACCAGGTGGAGATTTGGGTGGATTGCCTGATTTAGGCGGACCAGAAGGGCCAGATTTGGGAGAACCACCTGAAATGGGTGGTGGGCCAGGTGACGAACCAAGAGGTTTACCTCCATTGGAAGAAACATTTGAAGGAGATGATTTGCCTCCAATCGAAGAAATTGTCAATGATGAACCAACAACTTCTGTCGAAGAGACTATTGACGATTTAAAAAATAAAGAAAGAAACAGAAACAGAGAATCTCAAAAAGGAGAAAAAGATGCGAAAAAATATCCCTTTGGAGAAGATCCCCTTGGTAGCAAAGAAAATACATCAAAACCAAGAAAGGGTAGGGAGATAAGACATGTATTCAAAAACAACTCTCCACTGAGTCTAGAATCCGCCGTAAAAAATTCTACGCTTTTGACCAAATTAGACGGTTATTTAAAGTCCGTCGAAGATGAAAAAAAACAATTATTGAAAGAAACAACTCAAAAGTCACTATTAGATGAATCAAATATCAAAGAATAATAAATATTCTATATTTTAATTAGTTTTTATGATATTTATAAAATAATTATATGAATAAATCAATGCGTAAGAAGATGCGTCATTCTAAATTTAAGAATACGGGTATTCTTTTTGAAATACTCACCCGACAAATAACTGCAGATATTATCTCTGGTAATGAGGAATCTGAAGCTAGAAATCTTTTGTTCCGATACTTTAAGGAAAATACAGAACTGGGCAAGGAATGGCGTTTATATAATTTTTTATTGACCGAAAAAATCAAGGATGAATCTCATGCAGAACGATTTTTATCTGTAATATCAAAACAAAGAGAAAAATTAAATAATAAAAAACTTACAGAAGAAAAATACAATCTTATCAAAGAAATGAAAGATTATTATTCTGTAGAAGATATATTAAAGACCAATATTAAAAACTATAAAACTCTGGCCTCTATTTATAAGCTTTTCGAAGATATATCTTCATCTGACATAAAATTTGACGCAAAAGAAATATATCAAGCCAAAACTTGTATTGTTGAAAATATAATGGAAAAAAGACAGATTGTAAGCGAATCTGATGAATTGTTGAAGTTTTATCAAAAACAAAATGAGGATATTAGATTGTTATCCTATCAAATATTGATAGATTCGTTGAATAAAAAATATAGTTCGTTGGATGATGATCAAAAAGATATTCTCAGAGAATACATCAACAGTGTAACAAATACCACAAAATTGGGTGAATTTGTTGTTAAAAAGGTGGGTGAGATTAAAAGTGCTTTAAATGAATCTCTTAAAAATATCAAAGATTCGGATGTAATCAGAATCAAAATAAACGAAGTGATAAAACAATTGGATAAAGTTACTCCTTCTAAGTTTATAAAAGACAATCATATTATGGTTCTTTTATTGTCATATGAACTCTTGAAAGAAATAAAATCGAATTTATGACAAAAATCGAACTAAAACAATTGATTAGAGAAAGTCTCAACGAGCTGATGAAACCGACAGACGACGCTTTGAACTTTGCTAATGAAATTGCTGACAAAGCAAGAGCCAGAATTAGAAAAAAGAAGACTGAAGATTTAAATTTGATTGATGCTATTCGTGATATGATAGCTCATAAATTGACCAAAGAAAAATGGAGCAAATTTAAAGGACAAACTTTTTTTGACGATTCTGATCCAAGGTTGGCTGAGATGACAACATCTGCAGCTGCTGGTGGTCAAGAAGGTGGAACTATCAGAGTTCCAACTTGGGTAAGCAAGAAAAAATTTGGAAGTCCGGCAGCAGTAAAAGGCAGCAAATCTCTCGGTTACAAAGTAGTAAAAAACATTTCAGAAAAGAAAAAATGATATGAACGAAAAAATAACATTAAAAAGATTGGTAGAACAACAAGAATTCTATTATGATTTGGGAAAAGACTTTCAAGCTTTTGAAAGAACTGTGGATGTGACCACCGAACAAGCAAAAGAAAAATTTCAAAAAGCTATGGGTTCAAAAATCCTCGGAAACAAGGTAGTTGTTCGTGCTTCTCGTGGATATAAACAGCCAGAAAAAGATTATACAATAAACAAAGTATCTTCTATAAACATAGATTGGTATTATACTCAATATGTTGTTACAATTAAAGATGAAAGCGATAAAGAGTATTTTTTGAAGCCTGGATTTAAAATAAAGGTAGTAGGCGCTCCTAAAGGAGAAAAAATTCCACAGACAAGTCAAGCTCCTCAAGAACCAACCAAAGCTCCTGAGGTACCGGGGGTTCCTGAAAAAGATGTTCCAGCTCCGAAAATGAGTGATAAACCCGCTGCTCCTGGATCTGATAGATTGGGCAAAGCTGGAGGAAAGCCTGTGCCTCCACCACCAAGACCGCCATTGGAAGAAACTCTTAATGAAGAAACTGATAGAGATGATGCTCTTCACTATTATGGAACCAAATTGACCAAAGAAATTAATAAAGATTATGCCCAAAGATATTTGGACGAATTTTTCCCACAGGGATTTGATGTAAGACCCTATATTGTCTCGGCAAGATCGTCTGATACAGATGAAGATGGAGGTTGGTATTCAAAATTTATTCTTCAAATTCCAAAAAATAAATTGAGCAAAGATTTTGATGCTGATGATTTTGAGTTGGAAGTAAAAAGTGGAGCAAGATATTCCGGCGGTCCGGGACAACCATATTCGAGTGGATATGTAAATATTGAAGAAGCTGGTTCTACATTGGTATTTACTTTTTATTTTAGCGGTGGTTTAGACATATAATTTTATGAAACACTCAGAACTGAAACAATTAATAAA